ATTGCAGCCTAAGCACACTATATGACGATCCGCACCAGAAACCATGATCTGATGAGTAATGGTCGGAGCATCGGAAGCCCCGGTTTGGGAAGCAAAGTCCGTCGCACGTCCACTTAGACCAAGAGTCTTGTCCCAGTAATAAGGAGTACTGTCCACAGGACTAAAGGCAAGATCCTCGCCCCAGTTATCCTGGGACCATAAGCGAAGTTGCTGGGAAGAGGTAATGGTCGATATACCACCCCACGTAATAAAATCATTCGCTTCTTTGACAACGGTTGTATCAGCATGAGCCGCTGCCGTGGTACCTCGAACCCCTCTTACGACACCAGCATCTAAAGTTTGGCTAGTTTTCCCAGTATATTGGATAAGTTCATCTTCAATCTGAATTAAGCCAATAAAAGTAGCTGCGTCCGAGCTAGTGTGGGCGGCTATCGTGGTACCATCTGTACCGCGAGTTAGATCGCTTAAAGTATTAGTTGTTTTATTTCCATAGCGAATTTTCTCACTATTAATGATGAGAGTTCCTACATCAGGAAATCCAGAAGCATCCGCCAAAGGGATGGTATCGCTAATAAGGGTTAAATTCGCTGCAATGGTAGTAGCAGCCGTTTCAAAATCCGCAGCACTTGTGAGAATAATGGATGTAGCAGAATCTGAAATAAGACCATTTAAGGTAGTTTGAGAAAAAGTGGCAGTCGCACCACCGAAAAACCCAGCACCAAAACCAGTTCCAGCAACACTGACTGTAAGGCCGGAATTAATTTGGTAGTTTGCTATCGGAGTGCCACCTCCAGAAGTGGAACCTGAAGAAGCACTTCCACCTGTGTCAATAGTATAAGTATTTGCACTGACGAAAGTTATCTGATGCTCAGTGTTTAATTGAGCAGCGGTAATCCCATCCGTAGTAGTAGCTCCAGAAAAAGTTACAAAGTCTCCAGTTAAAGCACCATGACCGGGATCAGTAACGGTCACTATGCCGCTACTGGCAGCTCCGGTAGTAAAAGGGTCTGTTGCAAGGGTAACTGTCCGTCTAAGAGGGGTGATATCATTATAACTACCACCTTCTTCTATATAAAACTTGGTATCTGTTCCAAGTCCCATGTATTTGGCACCATCTAATGCGGACCAACAATGAAGGGAGCGACCTGTCCCATTAATAGTATCGGAACTTAAACGAGTCCAGCCCCCCATCTTTTCAGGATGGCCTTTACGAAAACGGATTAAATCGGAATTAAACCAACCACCTTCGCTACCATAAGAAGTGGTCTCTTTATTAACTCCTGGAACAAAGGTTATTTTGGTTAGAGGCATTTACTAAGGCGCATCCGCCGCCGTGGGTGTCGCTATTTCTTTTTTCCTTTAACAGGAATTTTATCTATTAAAATCTCGGAGATCCTTGAGTAACCATATCTTTGGGTGGAGTTGGCCAAACAATATCCGGCCATTTAGTTACATCTATTGTATCTGGAAAATCTCTCAAAGCTTGACGATAAATTCTTACATCTTCTGGCATCGTAACATCTGTCAAAGCATAATGGTCTGTTAATTTTAAATAGCCGTCTCTTTCCCAACGAAGAGAGTTAAGAAGACTTTTATCACGTTCAAGTTTTTCCTCATCTATCATATCTCGTCCATGAGTAGTTAACGTCACCGTGTTCTCATCAAGATTAACTATAACTTCATCCCTAACCTTAATTTTATTATGCCCCACACTATTATCAATTGTTATAAGTGGAAACCAATTCTGGGCAATTAGAAACTTATCATCAGCAAGTTGTTCCTTACTCATCCCTTCTACTAATTCATGGTTCCCGACTAGTGGTAATCCTCCCATATAATCAACTACAGGGGGGGTCTTATCCATATTAACATGTGCATATCGGTTATAATTTTCCATATTTATCTTTTTATTTTATTTGTTTCAAATAGATGTAATTAAAATACATTTCTATACAACCACTACTTTACAATAATAGTATCACGCTGGGTCCCAGCAAATATTTTTGACCAAGCTGTGTATGTACCAAGTTGAACGGGGGAAGAACTATTAAGTTCATTGGTATTCTGACCCAATTGACCATAATAACCAGAACCCCACAGATGCATAGTTCCGTTTGTTTTAATGGCTCGACCACCTTCCCAAGTATTCTGAACAACCTCCCAATCAGTATCCGAACCCACTTGAACAGGAGAACTTCTGTTGATAGTAGTCCCATCTCCTAAAGCACCCTGGGTCTGATTTCGGCCACAAGCCCAAAGAGTTCCATCTGTCTTTGTAGCATAACTATTATAGAATCCACAGGCAGATTGTTTCCAAGTCGTTAAAGACCCAACTTGTGTAGGAGAAGAAACATGAACATTTACAGTGTTTAATCCAAGACCACCATAATTATCATTTCCCCAAGCCCAAAGGGTGCCATCATCTTTTACAACCCAGATATGGAAGGCGATCTCTCCACCAGGCATAGCTTCCCAATCAGTTAATGAGCCAACTTGAACAGGAGAAGAACGATCAACCCTATCACCCTGACCTAGTAGTCCGCCTCTGCCACCAGCATAGTGGCCACCAGCATTGCTACCCCAAGACCACAATGTCCCATCATCTTTAATTATTAATCCACCATATGAAGCCGCACTCATTTTCAAGGGCCAACCGGCCGTCAAATCAGCACTTGATTCCCCTTTCCAATTCGTTAAAGACCCAACTTGAACAGGAGAAGATCTAGCTATTAGATCATCCTGACCTGACCTACCCATAAGGCCGCTACCCCAAGACCAAAGTGTACCATCTGTTTTTATAGCACATGACCAACCGAAACCAGCGCTAACCCTGAACCAATCAGTTAAAGACCCAACTTGTGTAGGAGAAGATTTGGCGACGTAATTTGTTTCGTGGCCTAAAACTCCAGAACTATCTGAACCCCAAGACCATAAGGTTCCGTCTGTTTTAACAGTGAAAGAGATCTGGTCACCAGCACCGGGGGTTGCCCAATCAGTTAAAGACCCAACTTGAACAGGAGAAGAATAGTTAACGGTACTGTTCAGACCTAATTGACCATTAGTATTCTCACCCCAACACCATAATTCACCTTGTAGTTCATCCGGCTCTTTAGCTCCAGCAGACCCCATTAATGCTCGTATAATATTAGGCATTCCAAATTTTTCCTTTATTCCTCACTTGGTTCCGTAGGCCAAGTGATTTCAGGCCATACAGTCATATCAGCCGTTGCTGGTAAATCCCTCAGAGCTTGCCTGTAAGTGGCCCATTCCATTTTTTTAACTTCGGATAATGGGGTAGGATAATCAGGGGCTTGTGTCCAATCAGAATCTACCAATTGTAGATCTCTTTGTTCCCGTAAATCCCTCATATAACTCGCATCACGCCCAGTTATTTCTTCTGCTGTCATATCTCTCGCACGATGTACTAAAGTAACTCTATCTTCTTCAATAGTGGTTACATCGATATCAAATGTCTGGTTATATGTAGGCTCAACATTAGTTTCCTCTAACGGAAGCCAACCAAGAGTCTTGAGGTATGCGTCATTACCCTTTAATAAATGCAAACTAGACACATTGCACCACTTCTTAGGCAACGTCCCCATATAATCTACGCTGCCGTCTGTAACATGGGCATACATCGCACTTGCTCCTTATTCTTTATAGAAGATTCTTTTTTATTTTGTTGCCATAACTCATCTACAGGATAGAAGGGGTGGTTTTCCCATAAATGATACGTCAACGGGACTAACGGGCCGAGTAACGCTACTTCTTTATTCCACAATTTATTAATTGTGGAACGCTCCTCAAGATAAGGCCAGTACCTAGCTATTTCGTTGAACGGTTCCCAATGATTTTGCAAGACGCCTTTTTCTAATAAAAAAGTAACACCCGTGTGACCTATAGTTCGCCAAGGACGGTCAGTGCCCCCGACAATCATGCCAACGGAACCGTCACCTCTATCATTGCGGGGCAAACCCTCAAGATCGTCTGGTTCGTCTATATAATTGGAAGGACAATCAACAAGAGTCATAGCCATAAGAGGAAGTGGGCAACGCGGCCTGAATTTTTCCCATGTTTCTAGAGCCACCGTCAGAGCATTTGGGTAATGTAGATAATCGTCCTCAATCACATAGACTAGATCAGCAGTGCTTTCCTTTGCCAGAGTAAGAGCAGCCAGCATACTGTCATTATTGCCGGTGCCTTTCAGCGTTTGAATCGTTACATTTTCTCCGAGGAAATCAATTTCATCCTGTAGAAACTGTACTGTCTCGATAGTAGAATGGTCATCCAGTATGGTTAAATGTGGTTGCTCTGATAGTGCCTTGATCGCAGTACAGAGCGAACGAACACAGCGCCAAACAATATCTTTCTTTGGTTTATTAAATCTTCTGGGGTGGACACTATCCCCGTCATAAGTTCTAAGTATGATTTCAAGCTGCATCACGAACCGCCATCATCTCAGCCAATTGTTCAAACGGCGCGAGCCAATCATCAGGATCAGTCTGCCGTAATAACGTAACACTATTATAATACGGAGTTGTGGTTCCCGGCAAAGTCCATAAATAATACGGTACAAAAGGAATGATTATCATCGTGGATACTCCCATAGCTCCAGATAAATGAGCGATTCCTGTACACGACGTAACAATAAATTTACAACTTGCTATAGCTTTGGCAGTATCTGTCCACGTTGATAAATCTACTTTTTCAACCCAATATGGGCAATGCTCTTCCCCCTCATCTCTTTGTAAATTAATACAATAAGCTCTGTTTTTCATTGTGTTAAACAACAATTCATGGGGGAACAGACGCTTGGTTTGATGTTCGTATGCCGGTAAACCACTC